CTTTCAACGCAGTACAATTTTGTTTTGAGTATAGATTTAGACACAAATATTCTTATTCAGAAACCGGTTTAAAAACGAAAAGAGGGATTAGCTACCGCTGATCCCATTTTGGGAGATGCTAAATCAAACAAAAGTCAATGCTATGCATTGTTTTTATTTTGGAATTTGACTCTTGAAAGCAAGCTTTCAACGCAAATTCCAAAATAAAAAATCGCCCACCTTCGGCGGACGACTTTTGTTTGATTTGCAGAGAGGAAGGAACTGTAATAAGCGTTTACACTAAAACACATGAGAATAAATAAATATATATTGAATTATTTATCAGGATTTTAAAATTAAAAACATTCTTTAAATGTTTTTATCTATTTTTGTTTAATCGTTTTATTTGTACAATTTTTGTACAATTTTGTTCAACTGATCAAAAATAATTATGAATATTTCATTCGAATATAGGTCAAAAAGGGATCCTGCAAACATAGAAGTGAGGGTTAATTTTAAGGAAGGAGAAAAATACAAATCAGTCAGATCTCAAATCAATTTTATTACGACAAAATCATTTTGGAACGATTATAAAAAAAATACAAAGTTTAGAGATTTTGAAAAAATAAAAGAAAAATCAAAACTGGATGCTCACTTATCGGAAATAAATATTTTCCTGTCGGATAGATTAGGAAGTAAAAAAAGAATCTCAAAGAGCGAGCTCGATGATGCTATACATTTATTCTATAACCCAAAAACAAACTCTGAAATTCCGTCCGGGTTATCCGATTATTTTCAATTCTACCTGGATCTGAGAGAATACGAATTGAAGCCACGAAAAAGAACATGGCAAAAATGGAACACAGTAAAGAATTTACTGCAGAAATTTGAAGAGGGCAAAAAGAAACATTACAGCATTGAGGAAGTAGATTCGTCATTTGTCAAAGACTGGACTGTCTATCTGACGGAAAATGCTTACTCTCCATTGACCATCAAAAAGAATTTTGCATTCATAAAATCGGTCTGCAAACATGCGAAAACAAAAGGAGTGACGATAAGCCCCGAATTAGACATTCTCCAGGTAAATATAAAAAGCGAAATCATTCCAAAAATATATTTATCCTTCAAAGAAATTGATTCAATTGCTGCTGTTGAACTGAATACGAACTCCCTGGATAACGCAAGGGACTGGCTGATCATATCCTGTTACACCGGGCAGAGAGTAAGCGATTTTATGAGATTCAATAAAGAGATGATCAGAGAGGTTGACGGTAAATTCTTTATAGACTTCAGACAGGTTAAAACCGGCAAGAATATGACGGTCCCGATTCTGTCTGAAGTAAGAAAAATATTGGATAAGAGGAGCGGTAATTTTCCCCGCAGGATAAGCAGTCAGAGATACAATGAATATATAAAAGAAGTCTGCCGGCTGGCAAAATTAGACAAAGTGATTGCCGGAAAAAAGACCGTAATTTTAAAAAAGGGAGACTGCAGGAAAGAAATCGGATTATTCCCAAAATTTGAATTGATCACATCTCACATCGGCAGAAGATCATTCGCTACAAATTATTATGGTAAGGTGCCAACTTCACATATTAAGAATATTACCGGGCACAGCTCCGAAAATATGCTTTTAAGATACATCGGAAAAACATCCAATGATACAGCTGTTGAAAGTTTTGATTTTTTTGAGAACGCAAAATAATTATCGCTTCCAGGGAGGTAATTGCCATGGATCTATTGAAGGTTGAAATCCGTTGATTATAGGAAGTTCGATAACCATACCTCCCTTCAATCTTGGAGTGACCGGCACATTCGGATTAGCCTCCATAATTCTATGAACCTCACTGATAACACCATAAGCTTTGAAGCTGATGGTGTCCCAGCGCTCACCCTCTTTGGTTACATATTGAACAGTATTTTTAGCCATTTAAACCCGGTTTAAAATTACATCATTTGTAAAATCTGATGATCTTAGATCCAGCTCATTTAATAAATCCTGAATCAACAGTAAAAGACCTTCAAGATTGGACGCTGAAAAAGGTATGGAAAGCATACCTGCAGCTTCATTAAAAGCATCCGTTAATTGTCCTATTACTCCCGAAATACCACCATAGTCCTGAATGCCCTGCTGAGCTTCTTCCATCATTCCTTCTGCAGTTTCCAGAAATCCCAAAACAGTGTCAATTTCATTCATAGCTTTGTCAAAAAGCGTTTCCGGTTCTTCTGACGTAACCACATCTTCAATTTGGTTAGCCGCTTCCCAGGCAGCGATCTGAGATTCCATCAGAGATTCATGCGCCATAGCTTCAGGAGATAAAGGCTGTTCGGGAAGCTGATTGACATTTGGATCCGTGTCAACCGCAAGAGCATTTCGACGGTCCGCCGATTGCTGCATTTCTTCTTCAGAGTAAGGAACGAACTCCAAAAGTGAAACATCTATTCCCGCGTCAACAATGGTACCGTCATTCAACAGTTGATTGATATTCTTGGATACAGATTTTACAATATAATCGCCTATGTATTCACCATTGCCGATTAAGAGCGGAAGGATGCTGCCTTCCGATTTCCATGTGTCAAATTGTTTGATTTCTTCACCAGGATTGCAGTATTCAAGCCGGAATTTAAAAGAAAGCGAAATTTCATTCAATGTCTCACCCGTGTGCTGTATTCTTGGTTTCACGCCAAGCAACGCATATTCGGCAATATTGGCATCGCCTCCGGAATAACTCCAATTGGTAGGGGCCAGTAGCCCATTGTAAACCTTATCATCGAGCTGGAATATCATTAGTTTAATTTTCTTCTATCATTATCATAACTCATTCTGTCAAAATGTTTTTTCCATTGTTTCTCAGCCTCCCTGCCAAACAGATCAGCATCTTTTTGAGTCGCCTCTCCGGAAAGATTAACGGTCATGCTGAACGGTGCATTCACCGATCTGTTTCCTCCCGCGGGTGCGAGTGGCCGGGGTGTAGGGCCGCCGCCCGGTCTGCGATCATCGGGAGTATTTCGATCTGACATTTCATGCGCGATTTTAACGCTGCTTTTTCCGCCGCCAAATAATGTTGTTACCCAATCCGGGAGCATGTCCTTCAGTTTGTCGAAATAGGAGCTCAGCTTTGATTTGAAATCTCCCCATTTTTCTTTTATGCCTTCCCACAATTTAGCAACGAGAGTGGCGCCGATGGTGATGAATTTCAACGCCCAGTCTTTCACCCACTCCCATGTTTTTGAAAATATATTTTTCACCTTATCCCAAAGACCGGTAAAAAATTCCTTTATTTTATCCCAGTGTTTGATGATCAGACCCTGAGGAGTATAATTCAGAAACATGTTTTTGATCCATTTCCATGTCTTGGAAAATATGTCTTTTACTTTGCCCCAAACACCACTGAAGAAGGTTTTTATTTTATCCCAGTTTTTGATGATCAGACCCTGAGGCGTGTAATTCAAAAACATGGTTTTGATCCATTTCCATGTTTTATCAAAGATCACCTTGACTTTATCCCATAATTTTATAAAGAATTCTTTTATCTTATCCCAGTGTTTGATTATAAAATAAACAGCTACAGCAATGGCGGTAATGATCAGTATCCACGGATTGGCCATCAGAATTTTTGAGACAGCAGAAAAGGCTTTACCGATTCCGGCTATACCTTTCGTGACACCCGTTTTGGCTATGCTTGCAAATTTTGACAGCCCCACGCCTGTTGCCTGAAAGGCAGCTGATCCGCTTTTGGCTATTCCCCTTGCCGCCTTTTGCATGCCAGAAATAGCCTTCCGACCGTAAACTTCACCATAGAACCGGGTGAAGTCAAAAGCGTTTTTCAATCCGGCACTGCCGATTTTGGCAGCTTTAACAGCAGCGCCAAAACCTGTTTTTATACCTCCCGAAAACACCGATATGTAGCGGGGTACTTTAGCCAGGGTGCTGAATGTCTTAAATATGGGTCCCAGTATTCCGCCGAATCCGATCTTTAAAATCCCGAGCCCTATTTTCATTCCGGCAAACATGGCAATATACTTCGCTCCATCCGATATCAGCTTTGGATTTGCTTTCACCCATTCGGTCAGTTTGGAGATGAATGGAGCTGCTTCTTTGGTCAGATCATTCAACAGCGGTAAAAGATTGTTCCCAATGGTGATCTGAAGCGCCTCCATTTGCGCATTAAACCGTTTCATAGCTTCTTCATTGGTAGCCATTACCCCGGCAGCTTCTTGAGCTACTGATCCTGTGTTTCCTTCCACATCGCCCGCAAGATTCAATTGGGCTTTCAGACCTTTATCATTGTTCATGCTTTCAACGAGCTGACCGAGCTGAGAAGAATACTGCCCAAATTTATTGGCATTAAACCACTTGACGGCATTTCCGCTTTTCATGGCTTTTTCGAAAATAGCCATTGTTCCTTCTATTCCGCCACCGGCTTTATTGAAAATAGCGGCAACATTTTTATTGGAAAGTATGGTCCGCTGAAACGCCTTCATGGCCGTACCAGCAACACCTGTCTCCACACCGATTGAACGAAAAGTGTTACCTATGGCCGCCATATACTTAGGATCGATCTTTAAGGCAGATGATATCGCTGCCCCATCAGCCTTCATAAAAGAAATCAATTGGGCGGCAGCATCTTTTGTAGTACCAAATTGATTGGTCAGAGCGTTCTGAGTATCCATCAGCTTATCCATGCCGGTATAGTCCATGCCGGTTGCTGCCTGAATCATTTTATAAGCCTCCCCTGCCTCACCCGCGGTTATATCAAAAGCTTTTCCGAGTAGTGATGTCTTCTCTGCCATGAGAGCAAGTTCATCAACCGGTACCCCGGCAGCTGCCAAAGAAGCCATATTATCGGCTACCTCGCCTGCTTCAGTACCTAATTTAGATGATAAATCCAATGCCTGCTGACTGAGCTGCACAAATTTTGCTGTTCCCAATTCAGCGCCGTCCGCATACTTTGCGACGCCAGCCATCGACGCTTCAAATGCTACCGACTTATCAACCAGCTCCTTCATGGGACTGAGAATCTGTTTTCCTACCGCGATATCTATGATACCGCCCGCCATTATTTCATTTGATTTTTTGGCCAGGCCCGCGAGCCTTTCAGATGTTTTATTGGTAAATTTTTCTATGGCCTGAGACGCCAGTCCGGTCTTTGCTGTAATAGCAAGAGCAATTGCAACTGAAGAGGATATGGCCATAATTAAAAATTTATAATTATATTTGTTCTATGTTTGAATTAGCTGTTTTACTGTTCGCTAAATCCTATCTTGACAAATTCGACAAAGGCACTCCGGTTGAAGGGAATGATCCGAATGAGATGTACAGGATCCCATTCTCAAAAGTATTCTTTGGCGGTTGGTTTGTTCTGTCTCTCATTATTACAATTCTTTCATTTTGGTTCAGCCGTCAGCTTGAACACAATATCATTTACAGTCTCGCGGCTTTAATCCCTGCTGTGTTTTCACTGTTCATGATTCCGGTGTCTCTGTTTTTCTTTCTGAAATGTCTGTACATTCAATATTTCAGATCCTAATCTTCTATTCTGTTTATCTCATTGTGAAGCTTTATTGCTTCATTGTAATAGGTGTAAATCTTTTCCGACCACCACTCCTCAATCTCCAACGGTGATGTACCGTAGAAGTGGGCTACAAATGAGATTTCTCGCAGCCCGACTAAAAATTTAGACCTGAATATGCAATCATCAGTTTAGCATAGTCTCCCTGCCAAAGATCATCCAGGTAAAATTCTACCGGCTCCTGCTTTCCGTCAATCGAAACAGCTACACTCATGTTAGCGGTTTCAAAATCGAGCGTATTATCATTTTGGATTCGCTTCTTCGTCTCAACGAAATCACGTCCTTTCAATTTTCGGATGAGCGCGATTTTTCCGTTACTCAATGTCATCTGCTTTACAGCACTGCCATTTTTGTAATCTCTTGTCTTAATTCCCTGCTCTTCTTCTTCCGGAGACACAAAGAAAAAACCGTCCGAATCCGGTTCGGAAGGATATATCTTTACTGGTTTTTCTTCATTCATAATTTTAATTTTTGGTTAATTTCAAGTGTTACAAACTTACTTATTTGATTGAGCGGCTTATTTGCGCTTTTCTTGCTTTAGATCAGTTTTGATGATTTCCCTATCATGACCCCAATTATGACCACGATAAAAATACCGCCGATCCACGCCAATATTTTTATGTACCAGGGAATGAATTTAACCGGAACCTCCCTGAGTTCAACTTCACTTCTGATCCTGTCTTTATTGATAATCTTATCTCTGATCTGCGCCTTTAATTTAATGGAATCGCAGTCGCAATCAATGAATACGGTGTCTTTTTCCCTGCGGACAGTCAATGTGGAATTGTCTTTTTTGCTGATTATCGGATTCTTGATTTCGGTTATCTTGCTGACCGGGATATCAATGGATGTGCCGGTCGGTTTTGTTACAAATACAGTATCCCTGACTTTAACAAATTCTGACACCCTGATTGTATCATGAATTGTTTTGGAGGCGGATATCGGTTTCCGGGAACAGCAGGAAGCAACCGAAAAAAGAATGATCAAAAAAAAGAGTATTTTATTCATATTTCTTTGTTTATAAAAAAAACGCAAGCCGGGCCTGCGTTCTTTTTGAATGAGAAAAAATTTAAAAACAATTCACAACAAACAATTCACAACAACACACTATTAAACTCCTAAATTCTGTCTGTAAACAGCCAGCAGGTCTTCTCCGTCCACTTTGAAGATGTTTGCTTCAACATCAACTTCAGTGATCGATTCGCCGTCAATCTCGAGACGAACGTAAGTACAGCCGTAGCTGGTTTCAAGTTCTACATTGTCATGCTGCTGGAAATTTCCGAGAGGAAAGTTCTTTGGCTGAACAGTCAGGAACACGACGGCCGGAGTTTGTCCGACTCTTTCGCCTCCCTGGTACTCTTCCAAATTTCCTCTTACCTGGATCCTGATCGGCTGAAACGGATTCGCCATTTTCTTCAGAAATTCCGGATAAAAAGAAGTCCATTTGATTGTACCCTCCAGTTTGTCAATACCGGCATAATATTCAATTGTACCGTTCAACCCGAGGGCTTTATGTTCTGCCTGCTTATAAGTAAGAGTAGGACAGTTAAAAGTCTCAACTCTGCCCAAAAGGCTGCCCCCATCTATGTAGATGTTTGCGTTTGTCAGTCTGCCTATTTTTATTTTCTGTGCCATTACGCTAAGTTATTTAAGTATTCAATGTTGATGAATGAATTGAAAGTAATCCTTTCTGCCGGTGTAGGCGGCATGAAGTCAATCGTAAAGGTAACATGACCCTGTGCCAGCTCGACAGCCGGATTGTCATCAGGGTTGTATTTACATACCCCGTCGATAATCGCACCGCGACCCTGCAATGTTCTCAAAAACGAATTCACGCTTTCACGAACAGAATCAATCCAACCCTGGGTAATCGGTCTGTCAATAAATTGCAGACACGCCTGTTCAACCGATTCATGAATGATGTCCGCAGTTCTTCGAACACAGACAAAATTATCGGGTCCGGTATAAGACGGATATGAGGCGCTTCTGTTTCCCCAGACTCTGATCCCTGAACCAAACGAGTTGAATAAAGTTGTAATTCCGGCTTCATTCAAAAGATTGGATTCTGTGTTCGCATCCGAGATACCGGCTGTAATCTGTCGTTCAACGCCGATGATCCCTTTGATCTCATGGTTTGAATCAGAGAACCAATACCCTTCGTCGTTATCGACTGCAGCGCGAACGCCGGCCAAAAACGCAGAGTAAGGAAAAAGCAGCTCTCCGGTTTCCGCCGGGTCAGGATTTGAAACCTTTAAATGCGGATAAAGCAGCTCGGCTCTTTTGCTCGATGTATTGAATCCGATTGTTCCCAACGGGCCCCGAGCTTCGATTGCATCGCTTACGGTTGTGCCGTATGGCGCATCTATATAAGCAATTGCTTTCAGACTCTCAGCCAGGCTGATCATGTTTGCAGATACAGCAGGAACATCCGAGAAGGTAGGAGCAATCAGGATCTTGGGTGTGAAACCAAACATATTGAAGGACAATTCAAAGCATTTGGATCCGGTTCTTACTCCCGTTCCCGAATCAATGGATCCTGTGATCACGGGTGCAGTGATTGCTGCGTCATTCAATTTCTTGTAATTAAATGTCAAAGTAGCGCCTTCTGAAATCCCGCTTCCAATTGTTTTGAAATTCCCGAACGCGTCAATTGAGTAATCAACATCCTTTTGATAAGATGTGGGATTACCGCCTTCTTTGATCTCAATATCTCCGATCGGAGCATTCGCCAATTTTGTTTTTCCGTTTGTGATCTGGTGAGATTCGTCTTCAACCAGGAGCGTATGTTCGTCCTCTTTGAATACATTCACCACGATTACAGTTCCTGCCCCCTGTTTGAAAATAGCATCCAATGATTGAGGAATACTAAAACCGGGAACCTGCGCTCCAAACTGAGCAGCATCTTTTTCGCTTGTTACGAGAATCGGATTATTGGCCTCGCCCTCAGGAGCAATGCCGACCAGACCGATTACCGCTGATTTCACAACTTTGATGCTTTTCGCACCTTTTTGTATCTCTATGGTTTCTACACCATGAAGGAAGTTTGCAGCCATTATTCTTTATTTTTTTGTTTTTGTTTTTGATTTTGTCTTTTTAGGCTCTTCAGTTTTTTCACCTTCTCCGGACGAAGAAGGCACCAGTAATTTCTGAGCGATAAGACTCTTTACCCGGCTGTCATTTTCCGGCAATTTGACTGTCTTTCCGGGAATCAGCATCTGGCCGCCCGCAGTCGTTCTAATTTGTCCTTTATACGTGAATGTTTTCATCTGTGGTTTGATTTTTAAAATAAACTTCTTCTTCAATAATGATATCAGCCGGTATAGGATCGTAATCTATTTTGGTTCTCAGAGAGCTTGCGGTGAATATCAGATTGTGTTCCCAAACATCATTTTGATAATTGGCGAACTCATGACTGTCGATGGTCAGAATTCCACAATCGGAAGGAGCAAATCCTATCAGTCTGTTTTTGATCAGTTCCGAAATAACATATACTCCTTTTTCACCTCTCAGTTTTCTGCTCTGCACAGAAATCACAAACGATACGTTTGAATGCTGCGAACTTTGGCCAAGGCTTTGATTTTTCTGAAATTTCTCACCCATAAAAGCCACTGTAACCAACCCTTTGATGGTTGGTGTTCCGTAATCATCAACCGCATCGGGCAGAGGTTTTACGTCTGCCAAAGTTGTCAGCTCTGCATCTTCGATCAGATGATTCGTAATTTGATCTTCTACAAGTTCGTAATTCATTCCTTTATATTTCCTGCAGATAAACTAAATAAGTTTCTCCATCTCTGGCCGCATTCCGTTCGCCGTCAATTCGGAGTGCCAAATACTCTTTCGAGCGTACATTTATGATCACATTTTCCTTTGCGTCTATCGCTTCTCGTATTCCGGGCCAATCGCCAATTTTAAATTCAAGGGTTGGCCGGTCATACGAGTATTCATAATCTGCTACTTTTTCATTTTTTGACGGTTGGTTAAACAATACTCTGGCGGTCATTCCTCTGCACTCCGCATCATATCCCATTGTTGTGGCTATCGCGGAGAAGGTATGCGCCTTGTATTCGTCAAAAACATTTTCCAATTTAGCCGATCTTCACATTTACAGTTCCGTCCGCTGACAAAGCAGCGTCCCACGCAACACCTATAATGGTATTTGTTCCTACTGTTTTGGTCACAGCTTTTGCTGAATCATCCCAATAAACAGTATCACCCTGAGAAACAGCTAAAGCAGCTTCTTTTGGCAGAGTGAACACGCCTTTTGTCTGTACAGCTTTCAATTCGACATTATCGCCGTTGGAAACAGCAACACCGACTACGCTGCCAACAATAACCAAATCTCCGCCTGCTACTGTATCCGCGAGAACGGTGTGGAGAAACTCTCCATTTTGTACGAAATTTTCCATTTTTGAAATTTATTTTTTAATATTGAGTTGAAGAAGGAGATGGTCATTAACAACGCCACCTCCAATCCAACCTGAAATTTATACCCCAACGTTTTTGAACCAGCCTTCCCAACCCCAAACAGCGGTTGCAAATGCCATACTTCCTTTTACTTCCAGTGCGTCTGTGTCCCAGTTTACACGGCTTTCGGTTCTCAATCCCGGCTGACCGTTCAAATACGCATACACGATACCGTCTGCGACAGTCGTTGCAGGATCTGCTGCCAGATACCAGGCTTTGGCATCGGTAAGCGCATCACTCACCAACACTTTCAGTTTTCCGGAGAACACATTCACATCTCCTGTTTGAGATGCAATGATGGATGTAACCATCTTCTCAGCTGCAGTTTGCAGCTCAGGCGGCACAAGCAGGAAAGCAGGTCTGATTCCAAGTTTATGGCCTGCAGGGCTTTTCTGTCTGCGCATGTGTGATCTTGCTAGGCTGAGGAACTGCTCCGCAATGGCTCCTTTCTCAAACGGATTACCCGCTGACGAGTTGTTTGCAAGGTTTTTGTGATCTGCATGGAAAAGGTTTTTCCCGTCGGGAGCATTTTTATTGCCGATGATGTTGGCCCACACCAATTCGCTTTGGAACTGCTGGGCTCCCAGCGCCATAATCTGAGGAAGACGGCTGAAAACACTCAAATCATCATTGATAATTGCGATATCGCTGATGCTGTATTTTCTACCGTATTTTTTCAGTTTGATGTTTGCAGAATCGTGCTGCAAAATCGGGCTTTCTTTGTATTCGCCTCCTTCAGGGATTTCTTCAAAAGAAACTGCGCCATCCACTTTGATGCCTGTTTTCTGTCTGAAGTCAACAGCATTTTCCTGACGTGCAATCATCTGCCATTCATCCACAGAAGTTTCATAGAATCTGCGTAGGGTTCTGTCGAAGGTAGCGGTCAGCAATGCAGGGAAATCAGTGGTTGCCCATGCTCTTTTTACAATTTCCTGTTCGTTGAGCATACTGTAGTTCTCACCGGCCGCACGCAAACGGTCTTTGGCAACATCCAGCAGACGCATATTGCGATATTCAGCAGCCTTTACATTTCCTTTCAGATCAACGGACCCGGGAATAGCTCTACTGCAAATACCATCGATGATGGCATTTCTTGTATTCTCAGATTCATCACCTGTAACAGATACACCACCTGGTGCAGGATTTGATTTTTTAGCCATTTCTTCGATGATCAGTTTTCTTGCCTGCTCGACTCCAGTCCCGTCATTAATCATTTTATCGGCAAAATCATTATCCAAATCCGCCAATCGGCAAGCTTCGGTAATGTCAGCCACGCGCTGACGCTCTTCAGCGACAGCCTGAGTTCTTACTTGCGCCACATCTACCGGCGCAGCATCCTTTTTGGTTTCCGCGGGTGCAACTGCGGGAGCTGCCGCCTCTTCACGCTTTTCAGCGTCTTTGTTCGGATTCTCTTTTTTATCCATTGTTCTGTAATTTGTAATATTTGCAATTTGAAATTCTTGATTTTCACTTCTTACCCCGGCGTTGAAGTCAGCCGGTACCGATACCAGTGAAATTTCAGTGGGAGTCCACTTGGTAGCCCTGTACTCCGGCACCTCTTTGTCTTCATTAATCGTATATTCACTGACACTGTATCCTACGCTGATGTTTCGGATGATCCCTTTCTTCACCTTTGAAACGATCTTAGCGTCATCATCTTCATCTGAAAGACGAATAACCGCTCTTGCTTCTTTTTTGGCGCTGTCTATCGAAAAGTCTTCAACCACTCCGATCACATTTTTCACACCACCATATATATTATGGCTGTCGAGCAGTGGAGCTCCGCTTAAAAGACGTTCTGAATTGATTGCTTCATGAGAGATGTCCAAAATCTCATGAAAATAACGATCTCGACTCCAATCGTAGCGTTTGACGGGCGTCTCAGTGGCAAAAACAACCTCAATCGTGTTGTCTGCGTCGTTAAAACTGTTCTCTGACACCAATGCCCGGATGAAACCAGGCGTCAATTTGACTGTATTTCTTTTCATCAAATACAAAGAGAAACATTTTTTTAACAGGGTTACTTGCGTTTTATTTGCGAAATAATAATTCTATCTGTCGTTCGAATTCTCTTTTCACGGTTTCCTGTCCTTCTCTTGCGACAACTTCCGAAACATCTTCTTTTGTCATCATCCCAAAGGGAGCAACTGTTTTCAATGCTGCGATCGGGTATCTTGGTTTTCCCTTTTGAAATTTATTGGACGAATATTTACCGCGCGCAAAGATTTGTTTGGCCACACCCGAATTACCTTCAGAACTGGTCATGAATGCATACGGAATATTTTTCTTCTCGCCTTTAATAATCTCAAATGACACGCCTACTATCCCCGAATTTCTGTTTGAAGCTCTTTTCATTCGCTGCTCCAGACTGCGCTTGCCCGTTTCTTTATTTCTCTGACTCCTGATTGAGTAGAACGACCCTCCTCGAACAAAATCGGGGTTGAATCTGGATAAGCTGATCGGATTTGTGCGGCCGGAAATAATACCTTCAAGACGGTTTCCGCTCGCCCTCTTCAGCTTTATGGAATCCTTTAAATCCGACTGTTTTATATTGTATTTTGAAGCAATCCGCCGCTTAAAGAGGGTATTTGATTTGGTAATCCCTTTGTTGATACTTCTTACAGCCGCTTTCGCAAAATCTTTGTTGGAAAGTCTTGATCTGAGTTCCCTTATCGCCTGATCGGCGTCAATTTGCACCTGAATCCCATCTCCGGCCATTATTCACTTGCTTCAGCTCCTTCAGCTGCTCTTAAATTCACAGCGTCAAAACGAGGATCACACTTTGGCTGAATACCAGCTTTGTCGAATTCAGCAGCTGCTGTTTTTAATTCCTCCAGAATTTCATCCGGAGAATAACCCAAAGAACGGACAGCTTCCTGCCAGCTCATGAAACCGGCTCTCACCTGTTCTCTTAATCCGTTTACTTCTTTTACAGGATCTATCATTTTTCTTCCCGGAGCCGTCCACTCAATATTAAGATCAGCATCTTTACTGATCACACCGGCTATGATTCCGGCATTGACAAACCATCGCCAAACACCTCTGCAGAGCTTTGGAATCAGAATGAAGTGCTGCCACGCCTCGATCGATCGCTGGTATTCCAGATAACCCATCCGGCCGCTCGAATAATTGACATTACTCAAATCTCCGGTCATGGCCTCATAACTCATTCCGTAACCCGACGCGACGCCGGTTAAGATGTTTCGGGAATATTCACCATACCCTTCTGCAGGAGGAGGCGAAGCGAAAGTAACGGATTTACCCGGTTCCAGGTGCTCGATTATACCCGGTTCAACTCTTTCCAAATGCTGATCCCCGTCCGAAGGCTCCAAACCGCCCATCATTTCTCCGTCTGTCTTGGTGATGAAAACTGAGAAACAGGCGGCTATTTTTTGCCTCATCAATTGAGCGTCAGAATAATCATCGAAATCGCGTAAACTTATGATTGCCGAAGAGCCAAACGGGACTCCGTGTATTTGTCCCGGTTCGTCCTGAAAGAACAAATGAATAACATCTTCTTTGCTCCAAAATTTGCTTGTGCTGTGATCCACGGAAGGATCTACCGGAAATATCCAATAACCCTTTTTCTTTCCGTTTTGATCAAATTCAATACCGCCGCTGATGTATCCGTTTTTTGACAATGAGGTGTCTTTACCCGAGTCAAGAAATTTTGTAGAAATGACTTTCAGTTCCAACGGGATTTCCTGTGCCTTGCTTTTGTTTGTTTTTATTCGCAAAATCAATACTTCACCATGCATGCTCATTGTTCTCATGCAAAGATTCTGGATTCCGTAAAAGTTCAGATTTTCGTCAAAATCAACGGATGTTTCACTGGCCCAGTCTTTCCATGCTTTCTTTAACCGGTTGTCTTTGATGGCCGGAACAATACCGGTGCCGGTGGTATTATTGGCAATTGAATTATGAGCCCTGTGAGAATATGTGTTATTCCTGTATAAATCGCGACTGCGGTTTTTGAGCGTTTTAATTTCGGTCAATAATGCGGCTTCTTCATATTCGTTCACATTCCAGCCCTTTGTACGCCGGTCCCTTCTGGCTCCTTCGTATGACTGATGTCTCATCAGCGTTCCGGCGGCCAGTCTGTTTTGAATCCGGGAAAGACCCCAGGCAGGATTTACAAATGTGATGATTCGATCTATAAAATTCACGTCGTTTCTTTTCATTTCTTCCAGTTTTTACTGAATGCAGCAAGCTTTCTTCCTCCCGGCTTCGCGAGTCCGAGCTCGGCCATCATGAGATTTCGAATTCTAAGCATTTCATCAAGTGATCTGTACTCAACTGTCTTATCCCCATAAGTAACGGTAAGTGTCCCCTGGGCGATTGATCTGTTCAGCGCGTTGTATTGTTCTATTGTGAAAGATTCTGAAGGCATTCTTCCTGTTGTTTTAACAAATGTAAAAAGATAGACTTTACATTTCTGTAATCGCAAGTATTACGCAAGTATATATTTTTCTTAATTTCAAATGATTCTATCGAATAAGCGACGTTTTGACGCGTCGTGCCAAATAAATTCGCGATATCACTGGGGGTAAACTTCCCTTCGCTTTTCAGCAATGTGAACAAAAGTGCTCTTTTCTCAGAGTGACTCCGGATATACGTTTTCCCAACCAATTCATCTCTTGTCAGATCAAAATAAGACAAACAGGCATTGACAGCAAGTTCATGGGATGGCAATAATTTGATGATCGCTATTTTTATTTCTTTTTCCATGCTACCAGAAATTTGATTTTCTTTTTGAATTTGATTTTGCAGCGCCCTTTTTCGATGATCCGGAAACAGCTGCTTTACCGCTTAATATATCCCAATGCCGGTCTGTAAAAGAATCCATCCCCACCATGTGCGCAGCTGCTCGGGCATAGATCCTTGCGTCCAAAGGTTCGTTTCGTTTGAATTTCTTTACCCATCTCTCTACAGTGTGTCCGTTTTTATTTTTGGTCAAAATGAGTTCTTCAGCTGTTAGTCCTTTAAAGTAATTCTCATCATACTGAGGAAAATGACAGCTGCCCGGCATTCCATGTTCAAGACGAAGCCATCCGTACAATTCGGCCTTCAGCATGCTAACTCCGACATGCCAAACCTTCATGCCGTCAATACTTTTATTCTTTCGGCTTACATTGACTGCCTTCGGCGCTGATACGATCGTACTTTGATTATCCCGGCCCTTTATTGGCACTACTCTCGATTGGGGATATTTTCCGCAGAACGAATATACTTCCGACGCCCAATTCCCACTGTCCACACACATCATCCTGATCGGAAGTCTGTTTTTATTCGGCGTCTCCCAGGTTTCATTTAATACGGCGTCAAGCTTTTGCCAAACCTTCGAGGATCCATCACCCGACACATAACCGGTCAACACTCTGAAGTCTATGCTGTATGAAATTTTACCCCGGCACCATCCGACTATTTCAAGCTCGATCCTATCCTTTTGTATGTCAACGCCTGCAGTCAGAAACACGATTTCATCGGTTGGTATTCTGTTTACAGGATAGTCTTCTCTGCGGCTGTATAGAGATTCCCATTCGGGTTTGTCGCCGCTTTCCTCATAAGTCAGTCCAAGTGATGTATTGACAAAGGTTTTCGTTTTAGGGATATCGCCCTGAGCTTCTTCAAATTCAACCGCCAGATCCTCCCAGCTCTTCCAGCCCAATGGTGAATACATTGAATTCAAATGATAACCTACTCTTTTTCTGTTTTGGTTTTCCGGTGCCTCCGGAATCCACTGACCCGCGGCCAGCATTTTTGTTTTCTCTTTTTCAAAAATGGGATCACCGCAATGATCACATCTGTAATACACATTAGTTGCAATCTTCGCCTTTGAATTGTATTCATAACAAAGGTTCTCCCATTTCAACCGCTGATAAGTTCCGCAATGCGGACAGGGGATGTGATAATATCTCTGATCTGTACTTTCAAACATGGGTTCGATTACAGATGTCCCCTTGCCAGTTGGTGTTGAAAGAATGAATATTTTTCTTTTTGCAAATGTCGATGTCCTTTTTTTTGCCAGATCAATCGGATTTCCTTCTTCATCCAAATCAATCGGATATGCATCCACTTCATCGAGCATCAATCTTTTTACCGGCATATTTCTGAGTCCGGCAGCAGAGTTCGCACCGGCCAACCTCAATACACCGCCGGGAAATTCTTTTTTCGTGAGCGTGTTGCTGCTGTCTCTACTTTTTGCCGGCCCTATTTTTTGGACCAGGCTCGGAGAGCTTTCAAGCATCGGCTGGATCCTGGTCTTCGATACCAATTCAACCACCTCTTTTGTCGGTTCAACAAATAACATAGGACACGGAGAAACATCAATGGTGTAGCCAATCCAATTCAATCCGGCTTCTGTAACCCCAAGCTGAGCGCCTTTCATTACAATTACTTCCTCGACATCAGAATATTCACCAAGGTTATCCATAATCTCTTTCAAGAAGGGAGTGACAGACGTTCTGTACGGTCCCGGCATTGCCGAGCTCTTACTGTCAAGAAGCCGGTGATTATCCGCCCACTCACTGACCGAGAGAATGGGATCCGGACGCAGACCATCTAAAAATCCATTAATCAGCATTCGAAGTAAGTTTTAAAAGTGATTCATTTATGCATTCAGACAATAATCTGTGTGCTTCATTTCTTGGCAGTGAAATCAATTCATCGATGATTCGGTCAGGAATTGCCTGAAGACTCATTCTGATTTCTTTGCCGTATGCAAACATTTCTTTATAGGATTCCTCTTTATTGATAAGCTCCTTACTTTGTGTTTTCAATTTTAAAAGATCAAGCTGAGCTTTGATAATTTTTCCTTTTCTGTCAGCTTCCGGAGCAGTATCATCAGGCTGAATTTGAATCTCAATCACATCAACACCCGAATAAGCATCCAAATCCTTTTGGAAAATTTGGGCTTTTATTTTTTCGTTTATCTTTTTAATTGAAACCTCAAATCCATATTCCTGATCAGCAATTGAAGGAATGACTTTCTTTTTTTTCAGATCATAACCTTTGACAATCTTACCTGTGTCAATTGCTTTTTTGACAGCAACATGAGAGACACCTCTCAATTTCGCATACGATCTAATAGATAATAATTCTTCTTTTTCCATTCGTTATTGTTAACGCACCTGGTAACCGTCAAAAAAGCTTATAACTAACGCTTTTTCGGGGGTCGGAGCTCCGCAGAGAAAAAATTCCGCAAAGAACCTATCAATGTGTGAGTTATGAATTTTATACTAAAGACGTATTAAATACATACTAAGCACTTAACTAACACACTGTTACATCTGAAAATATAATAATAAAAATTTGATTATAAAAAAGAATGATCGGCCACTGAGCAGCTGATCATTTTAAAATCTCTTCGATGATTCTCTTTCCCTCCTCCATAGAATAATACACAAAGGACACAGCCCCCTGAGCCTCCATCAGATCTCTCCATCTTATCTGATCTTTCGATAAAGTATTACGGCCTACCTTAGTCTCAATAATATAAAACTTCCCTTTATAGAAAACATGGATATCCCACACGCCGGGTATCACACCGGTAGCCTTCAGTTTCACAGCCTCCTGTATATTACGGTATCCGCCGTTAGGTACTGCCCACATGCATCGCCTGAGTTGCGGGTATGTGTTCCATGTGTATTGAAAGAATTGCGCCTGCAGTTTATCTTCTGACATAGCACAAATATACAAATTAGGATCTGAAATCTCTGTTCAGTTCGTATGTAAGGAAATAGTAAAAGAACATGGATCTTACCTGTCTGGACAGGTTGATCTTCCGGGGATTGTCTTCATCGGCAAAGAGCAGGCTCAGATACGACTTATCGAGAGCCAGCTGTTTGATCAGATCATTCCTTTTGATTCCAAACTCTTTCATCCGACTTTCTATCCATTCTGTAGTAATTTGAGACACATCGAGTGAAAATGCTACAGGGTGAACCTTCATATCGGGGAAAATCTCTCTGGCGCGTTCTATCAGCTGTTTTTGGTTCAAAATATAGCCGTTGAACAGTCTTTTTTGGGTAATTTTCACGATATCGCCGTCCAATTCGATTTCAATGCCTACTTTTTTGTAATTACTGATGCTCAGTAATTGCTGTTTTGTCAAATTTATTGTTTCCATCATCTTTTTAATTAAAAAAAACAAAGGGGCGGGGTTCTTTACCCCTTTGTTATGGTTATTTCTTTTAAGTTAGTCAAATCAAATATTGCAATTTGTTTTTGCTGTTTTGCAAACTCTATTGCTGTTTTCAGGTCTTTATTTTCAAAAATTCGAACCGAATCAAAGTAGAATTTTTCATTTTCCACATTCAGCCATCCTCCAACTGTTTTATTATTTTCGAGCGCATGACTGATTACCTTCTGTAAGCTTTCTTTTCCAAAACTGTTTTGAGTTTCTTCAAAAGCGACTGCAATTCCAAACTTTATTTCTTTAAAGCTTTCCAAATTGAGTGTAAATCCGTCGGGATTGTTTATTGAGTATTCCCAGACTCTGTCGATCAGTTTATCCATTTTTTCAACTTTTTTTGTTATTCGTATTTCAATGAGCCCCTTTGTTGATACAAAGATAAATTAAAAGTTTGAATTACACAAACATTTATTTAAAAACCTTGTAACCTTGTAAGCCTTGTAACCACTTTTCGGGACTTTACAGAAATAAAAAATAAAAAATCGCAAAAATCAGGGTTTGAAAAATCATGTATTTTTATAAATGTATGTTTTTCAGCTTTATAATGAAATTATATAAAGTAATCCTTTTTAAAAAACGATGTTTTCAAAAAAATTCTGCGGAAATCTTTATTTTTTAGTTACAAGTTACAAGGATTTTATAAAACTCTTACCTGCGTTGGCTTTGCACCTTGTAACTACTTTATTTTTTAAGTTACAAGGCAGTTACAAGGTTTTCTGATTTATCTTAAAATTATCTTAAATTTCTTTAACATAGAGTTAAATTTTTTAACAAGTGATTTTTAAAAATTTATAAAAAGTATTTTTAGCCAAAAAAATAATTAGATTAGATCAAAAATTAAAAATGAAAAAGACATTCGTTATTTTAGGAAGTGTGATGATCTTCCTTGTTTTAGGGTTTATCTCCTGTTCTGATGGCCTTCCGGATTATGAGATAGTAAAAAATGAAGAATGGAAGGGTAATTACACCTTCAAAATTATTGTTGACAGTGTTTTATCGGAGAATGATGCACTTGGTATATCGGAAAAAATCAAAGGAAGGAAAACATCTGCAGACGGGGAAATTACCCTTTATTTTTATCCGTCCGACACAAACAGAACACCGGCACAAATTGTCTCATTCCAAAAGGGGAATCCGATACCTTACCATTCGATATATTCCAAATCGAACAAAGACATAATGAGGGCGAAAAACTTAAAACTTGACGGGGTACCGGAAAAAGATATAATTGCCGAATATTTGATTCCGGGTGAAACCATAAAAAACTTTGTTTACAGAAAAGGAGATGAATATTATCACGTTGGCTCATTTTTGGACGGTCAGCTCACACCGGCAGACACCCTGGAGAAGATCCCGAAAAACAGTGAGCTTATTGAGTCATTCAGAGTAACAGCGGGTCCAGATGAAGGGATGATCCTGAGAATAGACAAGCGAAATAAGAAAGCCACTTTCGGTGAAGAAGGAAGTGCCGGTATTCTCATATATGATCTGCTGTAATAATCTTTTACGGCTTTTTATCGGACAGTAGAAAGTTAATAAACGGTGATATAAGTTGTTAAAGTTTTGAGCCGTCATATTTCATATTGGTAAAATGTATTACATTTGTGGTACCATTTTTAAAAGAACCAAATCAAAAATATCTGTAAACATGAAGTCTAATTCTGATTTTAAAATTGCTTATTATCGAAGAATTCCTGCTTATTTTAACCCGAAGACAAATGAACTGAAAGGCAGAAATCTATTTTTTGACCTCCTGATCTCGGTCAATATTTTTATTGACACAGAGATATTGAAAATTGACCATTTCCCTATTTTAATTAAAGAATAAAAAAACGCCCTGGAATAATCTGCAGGACGTTTACGGAAATTAATTAAAATTAAATTTTAATCAAAATCCTGAAACATTTGCCGTTCTTTGGATATATCCTTTTTCCATTTCTTGTAATGTATCTACGAAAAATGTATTTATACCCCTCAGGCGGCTTATTGTAATTTATATACATAAAAAAATAATTTTTTTTCGTTTAAAAAAAATTAATTAAATACAATCCTTACAATTGATTTAGAATTATTCAGAACCCTCGGATTCTCTAAATCAATATCCAAAAAGCTGATTCGCACTCAGCAATTTGGAAGTTCTAAAAAATGATTCGGAATTACCGGATCATTTTTTGTTTTCTTTGGCCCGCTCTGAAAATAAGCGTTTCAACCATATTCGTGAAATTTCTGTTTTCATTCTCCGCCATTGTGTTCACGATCTTAATGGCTTCGGTGCTCAATCTCATCGTCTTCATTTTAGTCTGACTCTGATTTCCTTTTTTTGATTCATTCAGCTTACCCATGGTTTGTTAAATTGATTATCTCGTGTAATACAACAAATGTACTGTGTAAAAATTAAAAAAACCATGAAAACAAAATGTAGGCATCAACATTATATCAACATTTCGCGATTCTATAACCACCAAAAAAAGTCCCTGACGCTTTACGTCAAGGACTGTGCAAAGTTACGAAATTTTCAGATACCATGAAAATTCATTAGTTTACAGAAAATTATTTATTCAACCATGTGTATCTTGAGCTGACGAATTCATAAGCGTGATTCCAAATCTTTTTGAATTTCTCACTTTCCTCAAAAGAAACTTCAAAATACCCGGCTTCATATTCTCCGTTGATCCCATGAAAGAACAAACGGTGTTTTAATATTTTCTCGGCTTCTTTTCTGATTAATTTAGAAGGGAAATCTTCATTTTTATTGTAAAAATGTTCTGTCAGTGCTTTGGTAAATACCCTGATGGTGACAAAATGATCTATTCTGACAACATACATTTTTCCTCCGGACTTGAATTCACCTTTTGTCATTTCATTTATTAATTAAATTATCCAATTTTCTGAGCTGTGCTAAACTCAAATCGGAAAGATTCAAATCTGCCTCCAGATCAATTGTTGTTTCTTTGTGAGAATCACATACCGTTACAGAGATTACTCCTTTTCTGTAAACGGTGTAAAACAAAGGATCTTCACCCGGTTCGGATACATGCTCGTAATCAAACTTAAAACCTTCCTGAAGAAGCTTGTTGTGAATGTTTCTTGTATATCTCATGTTTTTAGTTTTTTGTACAGTTTCATCAAATAACGATTTGCGCTTTGCCGGCATCTGTATCGTTTGATGATTTCACCATTTTTAATCAGTTCATAATGGTTTTTTTTTATTCTGCAGATGTGAGTAACACAGTTGTTCTGATCCAGCACGTTTTGGATCATTCTGTACCTTTTTCTGCCCGGTATTTGCTTGTCAAGTAGATTCATTGCGTTTATTTTATTTCGATTATTATTCCTGCTCTGAGAGAATCCTCTATATCCCGAGCGCATCCGTTATCATCTACAAAGAATGGTTTGGCGTTTCTGCCGTTCTCATCATAGTAGGTTGTGTCTTCCTGGGTATAGATTTTTCCTTTCACCAGGGATGTAACTCTGAATACCATTCCTGAAGCCCCGAAGTCATCCAAACCCTCTTCATCGATCACACATTTAAATTTTCTTAATTTCATTCTTCCAATTTTTTAATCATTGATTCTACATTTTCGATCATCTGTACTGCAACAGCTGCTACCTGGATCAATTCTTCTCTGTACCACTTCAGCCTTTCGATTTGACCGTGTTCATAATCGTATTTGGGTTTATGTCCGCTGTCGTATGGTTCTCTGTTGTGGAATTTATTGGCTTCTTTTGCCACTTCTCCCACTTCTTCTGTCAGGATTGAAACAAACTCAGGTAAGGATTTGTTCTGATCTCCCCATTTTTGAAACTGTTTCTTTCTTTCTGAGTGAATCTCAAAAAGGATTCTTTGGATTTGTACTGCATTCATTTTAGTGTTTTTTTATGTGTTTTAAATAATTTTTAATCAGGATTTAAGTCTGTTATAAAATAGACCCAGTAACCCTTTTTTGATGATCCGTTATCCCATTTGAAACTCTGTTCAAACCCGAGATTTCTCAGTTCCTGCCCCAGCTTATTGAGTTGCACCCGCTGCATGGATGATTTCTCGAGAAACGCTTTGATTCCGGTAGTGGTCATAAACACCCCTTTCCCTTTTTCGGCCGGCGAGAAGTAATTTTGAATCAGTTCTTTTTCAATCGATACCGCATTGAACTGATCGGTCTGCTCGTTGAGATAATTGATCTGCTCACGGCTCAGCTCGCTGGTCATCTCCTGTTCTTTCCACAGATTATAAACCTCTACAAACAGATCGGTTTTGTCAATACTGTTGTACAGTTCTTTGTCAATATCCAGCACATGAATCGGCAGGATCCTGCGGTTTCCCGTTGGGTCAAAAAGAAGACCTAACTCGTTTGATGTGCCGGCCAAAACGGCCAATCTTCGCAAGTCCACATTTTGCCGACCGTAGGGCTCACGCAGTGAAAACCATTTCTTTGAAGTCAGTTCTTTGAGTTTCGCTACATTTGTTTTGGATTTTCCGCCCATTTCATCATCCATGATGATCAGCTTCTGAGTCATCAGTATCTCATCATCTTTTGGCTTGTCCATTTTTGATTCTGCATAATACTGTCTGATCTCACGCGGCAGCAGTCTGCGGAACCATTCTGTCTTTCCCGTTGACTGTTGTTCACCGGCCAGCACAAGCATCAGCGCGCATACTTCACCATGCGCAGCTTCAATGATGCCGATCAGCCATTTGGTTACAAATGTTCTGACGTACTGATCAGACATATCGGTTTTAATTGTTTGACAGAGTTTGTCAATATTGCCTGAAGGCCTTCTGTCTTTATTCTGTTCAAACCATTCTGTCAGCGGATTGTAATTTCTCGAGAAATCAGAATAGATCAGTCGTGAAAAAACATCAAAGGTCAGCTCCTTTTCAAATATCTTCTTTCCCTGGATATAGACCGAATTCATTTCCCTGTCTTCAAGGGGCTCACCGTTATTTTCAATCTTTCGGGTCAGAACATTCCTGCGCATGTCATAATTCTGTCTGAGCCATACTTCAAGCTGCGAAACAAATGAGTCATCCGGTCTGAAGTCAATATCGTTGTCAAATACCTGCTGCACGATGCCGGCGGACTCCAGTTCCGATATCCCTTCTATCTCTTTGAGCAGATTCACTGTGTCTTTTGCCTGTCTGCCTCCCTTTTTTGCCTGGCTGGCCGTGGTGGCAATCAGCTTTGTTTTTTCGCTGATCGTTTGAACTCCGGCCTGTTTGCAGAGCCAGTAGAATGTCGCAATTGTAACACCCGATTCCCGCCTCTTCAGACAGACTTCGTATTGTTTTACGCAACTCTCATATTTGTATTTGCTGCCTATTCTGCTGATCCGGTGAAAGTATTCCATTCCTTCGGACCCAAACTGATCTGCCAGACCAAATGCGACCGCCAGCCACATATTATAATCATCGACCAGATCCAGTCCCCGGTTTTCAATCTGACTGATGATTTCATCAAAATCATTCTTTACAAAGATTGTTTTGGGCAGCTTTTTTAATGCCTTTGGCTGCGGTTTCGGGTAGTTTGTGAATTTCAGCGCGGCTTCGTTGATGTACAGATCAGGATCGTAACTGACAAATCGAAGTCTGGATACATCCTTGCAGGCCTGATCGATTACGATCCCGTAATTGTTCAGCAGATATTCACCCAGCCCGTTGAAAGCGTCCAGATGTCTTCTCGGATCTATTTTAAACAGCACCGCCAGTCCTTTTCCGGATACGCTCTTCCAGGCAGCTGTTACAAACCGGTCCGTCTTCAGCATATCCTTGGTTTCATCCACATTTTTCTGATTGTCTATATCGATGCAGATGTAACCCGAATGTTTGATCAGCTGGCTTGCCTTTCTTTTTGAAAACTCGCCCGATATCGTGACGGCCGGAAGCAGTTTTTTGTCTTTTTTGCCCGAATTGACGTCGATTATTTCGTTCAGCCATTTTCCGTTTTGCACGCCGTCAAGAAAGAAATCAAGCGGCAGCGTTCCTTCATTTTCTACCGACTTCGCGTTTGAGTAATATGATATGTTCGAGTTGATCATTTGTTTTTTACACTCTTTTTGATGTTGCAGTAATGTTTGTAATATTCCCCTACGGTCATGCCGGGATTTCTTTTCAGCAGCGCGTTCATCTTTCTCAGTATCCTGCTTTGTTCGGCCGGCGTCAGATCATCCGTTTTTATTCCCATTACAATTGATTGTATTGTTTCAGTTTTTTTAGCAAATCGAGCCGGTACAGATACACCCGTTCACCGGTTTCATCGCATTTCAGTTCGTCTATTGTTTCCCAGACGCTTTTCGCCCAGTAGGGAAACTCGGCGTCAAGCGCATAAGCGCCTACCGCTCTCCATGTCTTTCCGTTTAGCACCACACCGGTCAGCACGCGGGTTGGTAATGATCCGTCTATTTTCACAGCTCTAATTTTAAAATTGGACGTTCGTATTGAAATTGGTTTTTTAATTCTGCGAAAAACCATTCGCTTGTAGTCTGTTTGTGCCATTCGTCATAATTCTTGTGTTCATCGGCACACCATTGTTTTACTTTTTCCTGAAATACATTCAGAAGTTCATAGGCACATTTGTCATTCATCTCTGTTATCTGATCTTTGATCTGTGCGATCAGAATTCCTTTTATTTGGTGTAAGGTTGAGTAAGGATTTCTGCCCGCCTGATGATTTATCTTGTTGATTGACTTCAGGTCTATGCTGGCAGAAAGAAGCTCAAATTCAACTTCATCTTCATTTTCCTGAAAATCATCTGTCACCGGAAATTCATGTCCGCAGTTAAAACAGACTCTTGCCTGTGCCGGAATGATCACGTCGCATTCAGGGCATAATTTCACCGGTGCAACGCCGTCCCCTTCACCTTTGGGTGTATCCGGATTCATGAATATGTCCTTCCAGTCCCTGGGACTTGACCAGTCACCATGCTCGAGGGCGTTGCCTCCCATATCGATGATTGTAAAAAACTCCTTTCCCGGATAAGTTCTTGCCCCCCTGCCTGTGCACTGTAACCAAAGCGGAAGACTCTTAGTTGCCCGGTTCATAATGATGCATTCAACAGACGGTTCGTCAAATCCGGAGGTCAGCACGCCTACATTATGCAGAATCGCGCCGGGTGTTTCTGCGAACCATTCCAGAATGGCTGTTCTTTCAGCCTGACTTGTAGCCCCGTCCAAATGTTTTGACGGATATCCGTGATCGACAAACAATTTGTTCACGATTTCAGAATGCTCGACCGAACAGTTGAATATCAGTGTCTTTTTTCCTTTGGCATATTCTTCATATCCCTTCAGACAGTTTTCAACGTGTTTTCCTTTGCTGAATTCGTGAAACATTTCCTTTGCATCAAATTCGCCGTTTCTTATTTTGAGTCCGGCACGATTCACGCCTCCTTTTATATGATAAGTTTTGTTTGGGCAGAGCGCACCGGCTTTAATGAGCTCGGGTATTCCGATTGCACTTACAATGTCTTCATAAGTCTCATTCATCGGGTGTTTTTTGGATGCTGATATTGGGGTGGCCGTGAATCCGACCGTCAAAACGTTTTCAAATGATGAAATCAGTGAATCATGATTTTTCAGGTGAGCTTCATCAATGATCAGCATTCCTATGTCTCCAAACCATCTGGGATTTCTTTTTATGCGGTTAATGGCGGTTTGCACCATGGTCACATATACATCCGCATTCGGGTTTCTGTATTTGGCTCCGGCTGTTATCGGTTCGGCTACTATTCCGTACCAGTCATAGAGCGTCTTCCGTGCCTGAGACAGCAATTCAAAACGATGGACCGAAATAAGCGCCTTCTTTCCTGTGTTCTCAATAAATCTTTTTGTGAGCCCGGAGAAGGTCACTGTCTTTCCTGATCCGGTTGCAGCCTGAAAGACAATCCGCCTTTTGCCTGCTCCGTATTTTTCAGCAATTTCGTCTATTGCTTTGCTCTGGTATGGTCTTAACTCTCTTACCATTTTTCATTAAGAATTTGCATGCAAATGCTTTTGGTGTCGTTTGCGAAATCCTTTTTGAGCATCCAGCCTACAAATCCGGGTTCGTTTCTTGCGACTGTTCCTTTGTGCGGTCCGAAATTGAAAATGATTTCACCCTCTTCGTTGTAAGTGAATTTTCCTGACAAATCCAGTATCTCTTTTCCGTAATTGCTGAATTTGGCTATCTCTGTGATGTCCTCCGGAAGATCTTCAATTTCGAGCTGCTTCAGAAATACACCCATTGTAGCGACCGCATCGGCTCTTGCGTCATGCGCTCCTTCATGATCTTCATTCATGTAATGACGAACAGCTGCAGTCAGATTCCGGGGATTTGATATTTTAAAAATATTGTTTACGTCAATCAGTTCATGATCTCTGTAATTCCAGTTGTATCCGGCTCTGTATAATTCATTAAGCAGCATTGGAAAATCAAAGTAAATGGCATTGTATCCGGCCAGATCGCATCCTTTTATGAATTCAAGAATGTTTCCGGCTATTTCATGAAATTTCTTGCAGTCTTTCACCTGCTCATCAGAAATACCGTGTACTTCCTGCGCTTCCGGTGAGATCGGGATCATCGGATTTACATAACTGTCTTTTACTTCCATATCTCCGTTTGGATGCAGTTTTGCAATTGCGATTTCAATGATTCTGTCCTCCTGGGTGTTGAGTCCGGTTGTCTCCAGGTCTATAAAACAGATCGGGCGTTTTAGATTTAATTTCATAATTTGTTTATTTATTTTGTTTCTACAAACTCGCCGTCTTTTAATGAATAAAAGGTATCTTCTTTAAGCTTTTTGCCGTCGATGATTGCTGATTTCACGTCTATAATGTCCCCGTTGTTATCGAATTCAACCAGGCATATCGCGCAGCCTTTTTTGGCTTTTATTTTTGAATTTTTTCCAGCTATTCCAAATGAATTGACTCCTTCCAATCTGATCTCTGAATTGTGTCTTCCGGCACAAACAGAGGAGTCCAGTCCGCTATTGACAGAGTAGTCCAGTCCGCTATTGACAGAGTAGTTACGTCCGCTATTGACAGAGTAGTCCAGTCCGCTATTGACAGAGTA